GCAACGCTGCCAACCGGCGTCGTCGCGATGGTCTTGTCGCGCAGGCGATCGTCAATCGGCATGGCTCAGTATCCTGCGGGCTGGGGCGCTTGCGGGGGAGGCGCCTGCGGGAGCGCGCCGAGGGATTGGCCGAGTTCGACCGTGTGACGCTCGGCATCCAAGCCGTGTGAGGCGACTTCGACAGCCGCTTTCGCTGCCGTGTGCTCTGCCATGGCGCCGATGTGGCCAGCCTGAGCGAGCTTGTGGACTGCGTCGGCCTCTTTCTGCTTCACGCCGGCAACCTTATCGGCCAACTCGGTCTGTTCGGCCTGCTGCTGCGCGGGGCTGGGCGGCTGCTCCCACATCTTGAGGAGCTTCTTCTTGTCGGAGGCCGGAAGCTGCGACACCTCGATCAGCATCGGCACCATCCGCGGGTCCTTGGTGGACTGCGTCAGGCTGGAGATGATGTCGAAGACGTCGGACATGACGTTGACGCTGTCGGGACCCTCTTCGAGGATGATATCGACGTCGATCGCGCCAAGCGCGTTCACGATGGCCGGAAAGCCGTACTCGTCGACCTGCATCCCGTTGATCTGGAGGAACTGCGCCACGTCCTCGTCATCGGTGACGCGGATCATCCGCTCCGACGTCCAGTTGCGCTGCTGCTGAGCCCAAAGCGCGCGGTACATCCGCATGCGCCAAGACCGGATGTTGCTCAGGAACGGCCCAAGCTGCGCCATGCCGGCCTGCATGAGCATCTGGAGTGCGCGACCCGAGGATGCGTTCTCACCCTGCGCTAAGGCCGCCTGCGAAGGGCCGAAGCCCTCAATCATCGCCTTGGCGTCCTGGTAGTATTGGGTCTGCTGCAGGAACTCCTGCGCGGGCTGTGAGACCTCGAGGTCGCCGCGCTCGCCGTCGTATTCCAGCACGCCGTCAGGACGAGCCGCCTCGGCACGCAGTACGTCGAGATCTTGGCCCTCGACCATGTTTCGGCGGTTGATGATGATCTGCCGGGTGTTCATGATCCAGACCGCCTTGGAGCGGTGCTGGTTGATGGCGTCCTGGGGGCCTCTCAGGTGCCGGACGTAGCCGTAGGCGTCACCGTCCTGGTCGAAGCGGTTTACGAGGGGGAAGAACCGGCAGATGGTCTTGCCCTTTTCGTCGACGAAGGGGCTCGTTCCGCTCGTGAGTTCCGTGTTGCCGGCATAGAAGCAGTAGCGCCACTCACCGGCCTCCCGCCACCAATGCTCGACGAGGCGGACGCGCTTCTTGGCCTGCGTCCACTGGATCTCCTTGTCCTGATCGTAAGCGGTGGTCTCAGCCCCGCCATCGTTCAGAACGGAAGCGATGACCTCGCCCTTGCCCGGGAACATCTCCTCGATGTCGTCGGGCGTCATCCACTTCGACACACCCATGAACCGGGCGTCGGCAAGATCCTTGTTCGTCGCCCGCGGATCGCGGAAGAACGTGGTCGGATCGGTCTCGTTGATCTCGTAGTCGGGGTCGCCGTGATCGCCTTGGATCTCATCGATCTGCGAGACCGAGAGCCCGGTGATGTAGGCGGCGCGGATGCACTCGCCTTCCTTGTCCTTCCAGTCGCCGGCATCGAGAGCGTAGCGCAGGCACTGGGTGGCGATCTCTGCGCCCTGCGCGCTGGCCTGGGTGCGCGGGAAGGCCTTCGGTGCGCCGCGAGCCCGCATGATGACGCCGACCGTGCCATCCGTGATGCGGTCGATCATGTTGAAGACGAGCGCGGGCTGGTTACGCTTCTTCAGGGTAGCGATCTGCTCCTGGGTGTAGTGCGAGCCGTGGTAGTAGCGCCAGGCCGTCCGGCTCTCGTCGATCTCGTCGGTTTTCGAGGTGGCAAACTCGTTGAACTGCTCGCGGAGCTTCTTGAGGTCGGCGGGCTTCTGCTCGGGCGGCATCGTCGCCACGGCTGCGGGCATGGCTGGAGGCCCCATCGGCGCTGCCGTGGGTTGGGGCATCGGGGATGCGGCCATGCTACAGGGTCACAACATCTCGGCTGGTGCTGGCGCGGTGTCCTGACGAGTAGCCAGGGGCTTTCTTGATGGGCTCGGGGGCCTTAGGCTTCTGCGGTACGATCCGGCAGTTGACCGCGAACTCTCCGAAGGCGTCCGCGCCGTGGCTGTTCATGTCATGCAGCGGGGTCGTAAAGGTCTGCATGTTGTCGTTCCACTTCCGGGCGTAGCGCCGAAGGCGGGAGATACCAATCTGAACCCGCCTGGTGTTGTGGAACCGCACGATCGGCATGATGCGCCGGACTGCGTTGATGCGCTCAGATGGCCCTAGCTGGGCGCCTGCGTGGATCGGCCGAACGCCGAGGCCCTTGAGCGTTTGTTCTCTCGTCCGCGCCCCTGCGCCCCATTCCCGGGCTCGCACGTCATGGGGCAAATGGTGGGTGCCGTAGGTGAAGGGCTCGGCGCGCTCGGCCTCGACGAGGTTCGCCACGCTCAGAGCCACATCGGGGATCAGCTCGGGCAACGCAGCCTGCACGACCTGCTCGGCGCCGTCGCCGCTCACCTCGTAGTAGTCGATCACCGTTGCCTGGCGGCCATCCTCCTGGATGAACCAGACCGCGGTGTAGTCGTCGACGCCGATGTCCCAGGCCGTGAGAACCTTCAGGCTCGGATCGTAGGGGAAGAAGCCGATGCGCCCTTCCCGCTCAGCCTGAGCCAGTGCCTTGGCGTAGTAGGCGCCTTCGGTGACGATCTGATAGCCGCCACCCCAGACGTGCTCGGCGTTGTCGGGGTCGTTCTCGTAGTCCTCCTCGAGTTCCGCTTGAAGAACCTTGGGGAACCAGGGGTTTTCGGAATGGTTGACCTCGACCACGATCGCATCGTTCGGCTTGTGCGGCCCTCTCAGGAGCGCATCGACCGCGTCGGTGTCGAACCGTGGGTTCCAACTGAACCAGAGCTCCGAGCCGTCCTTTCGGATCGTCGGGCGTAGGAGGCGCAGTGAGGTCGCCGAAAGCGTCTGAGCCTCCTCGACCCAGGCGATGTCGTAGCCCTCGAGCGACTTGATGTTCGTCGCGTTGTAGCTCTGCATGCCCTTGAAGATGATGAGCGAGCCGTGGGGGCCGCGGATCTCCTCCTGTAGCACCTCAAACAGGTGGCCGACGCCGTGCTGCTCAATCTTGTCGACGAGCAACTGGCGCACGCTCTCCTTGAGGCTGTTCTGCACCTCGCGGATACAGGCGACGCGCGTCCGGCGCTGAACACACCGAGCCAGGATCAGCTCAGCGAAGAAATGCGACTTGCCCGAGCCACGACCGCCCCAAGCGCCCTTGTACCTACTTGCCGCCAGCAATGGCGCGAAGGCGCGGCCGATCTGGGGTCTGAGCTTGTGGGTCGACAATGGTCCACTCTACCTCTTGGACCTGAAGGGGACCGCCTCCGGGGCCGGAGTGCTCAACGGCGGCGAGACGGGCGTGAACGTAGGGCGCGGCTTTCTCAGCGGCCCAGGCCTTGTGCTCGTCGTAGGCCAAGGTGCCTTCAAGCACGCCCTGCATGTAGCCGAGAGGCGTGAGGCCGAGGGAAGCGATGAAGTCAGCCGCCTCGCGTGTCTTGCGAGTTGCCGCGCCAGCCTTGCGGCCTGCTCCCTCTCGCTTGCCTCCGCGTGCCATGTGATAGCTCTGATTGATTTCAGTCGGGCTTTGATTGATCGGTGGTTTTCAAACGCCGGGTCTTGTCGACCTCGGCGAGCCGATGAACCATTGCAGACCGTTCGCGCATCATAGCGCGCTGCTCGTCGGTCCATTCCATCCCGCCGTAGTGCGCCTCACGTTCGGCGTCTGTCTCTCCGACCGACATGCGATCTGAGGTGGGTTTGGCAAGCTCGGCACCAGGGCGCTCTTTGCGCACCATGCAGTCATGCGGCGAGCGGCATTCCTCAGAACGCTCGCAATGCGTGCTGCAACAGAACTGCCACGGCCGCGCATACGGCGAAGGGCCAGCGTTGAAGCTGTCGAACTCTTTGTCGTCCATCCCCTTCCCTTTCTGTCTGTGTGTCTTGGGTTGGGGAAGGAAGGGGCTTTCGAGGGGAGCAAAGCAAAAGGGGCCAGCCATTTCTGACCAGCCCCCAGCGCGCAATCGCCCGCGTTATCTGACGGACTAGACCATGATGTAAGCCCTCGCCGTGGCCATCGAAGGCGATTGGCTTGCCCAACCACGCGGGCGCATTTCGCCTGATAATTCGCTGACCATGGACGGTGTTTTCCTGCCTGTCAAGTCGCCTATCGGGAACTGCACACTCTCGGTCAAAGCGATGCCAAGCCGCGAAGCGAACAGCAGGATGAGTTCCACCGCCGCGTGAGCGGTGATGATGTACCATTCGCCATGGCGATGCCGAGGGTCCTGCTTAAGCATCTTGTGGATCTCACGCTCCAGCCGGACGATGTCCTGGTGCGCAGCGGTGAATGCCCCGAAGCAGCGCAGGGGCGAACTATGCGCAGACTGAAGGTTCGACACACGCAGCCCGACATTGCGAGACCGGCCGATTTTGATTGTCCGTGTGCCGCTCTCTTCCATGATGTAGATTGAGGACGGGTCAGGGACGTAGGCGATGCCCATCTTCTCAGCCCGAACCCGCAGAGCATGCTCAGCAGCATGCCCCTGCGGATGTCGTTTCTTTCCGCGCGCGGTGACCCTGGCACTACCCTCCGGCGGGTGAAGCCCCTTCCAAGCCATAATCAGCCCCACTTATGCGCAAGGGCGCTCAGCGCCCGGAATAGAACACCGGACCGTTCCTCAGTCGGGGGCCGGTTCATCACCGCAACGGACATCAGCGCTGCGGCAGCGGAA